TCGGGATTCTCAAGATACTTGAGCATATGCCTGAACATGGCGTCCTGTATGCGTTCCTTGTCTATCGTCTTCCATCCGTCTCTGCCGGTCTGAGGATATTTGACATTCACGCCGTACATCCTCACCTTCGCAATCGCCCAGATAATCTTCCGTGGCACCAGTGTCAGCTGTGGCTTTCCTGCGTCTGCTTTGGCTTGCTGATTGTTTTCCGTCACTTCTTCCACCTCCACATATCTTCCAGTGCCTTCACATGCACGAGCATCATGTCATTCGCATACGGCTTTATCTCTCTGGGTGCATCCTTGTAGATTGCCTCGAAGTCTGCCACAATCCGCAGCCATTTGGGGTCGTGGGCGTCTGAGATGTCCTGCACGATCGGAAGGCTTGCCTTGAACAGCTTCCAGATCTTCTGAACAATATTGTGATATTCTTTTAATTCTTCCATTGGTTTTCCTACGTACTGAAAAACTACCGTTGATACCGTTGATACCGTTGATGCATCAACGGTACCATCAACGGTAAACAATAAACGGTAATAATAGTTTTTATGAGACTGTGTTTCTGAAAGCCTTTATTTTACTGGGCTTTCGAATCCATCAACGGTTAACAATGTATTTTCATCAACGGTATCAACGGTAAACTTACAAATTTCATAACTCTTCCCTCCGGTACCGTTATTGATAATGTTGATTTTGATTTTATCTTCTGCCATAAAACGCCCCTGATGCCGGTGTAAAAACCCGCCGACAGCTTTCGGGGAATCCGTTATTGGAATGCCATACTGCACAGCCTCATTGATGAGAGAATTACATCTTCCCTTCCATACGGCATACATTCGAGCCATAGCAAGAACAGCCTTCCTGATGTCTGACTCAAAATACTGTTTCAGCATTTCTGCTTTTTCCTGCTCGGCTGTATTAACCCCCGCCACGATTTCCCACTGAGCGTTTTCCAGTTTTACATTCAGCTCCGGAAGCCCATCAATGGTCTTTCCCTTCACCGAAACATGTATCGGGTCGTCTTTCCTTTTCCTGAACATGACCATCATCTGGGTAGCAGCGCCCTGGAGTCCTGTGCTTCCAAGGATGTTTGAAAAAGGATCATCAGGGTCAACAGCTTTCCTGTCATGGCATACCAGAATGATTGCTATGTGATATTTCAGCGCCAACTCATTCAGCGGAGTTATGTCCCTGTATGCGTGTTCATATTCGGTTTCTTTCATGCTCTTGGAAGGTGTCCGGATGATTTGAAAGACATCGATAACAACGACTCCTATATCCGGATCCTGTTCCATGTATGATTCAATCTGCTCGACAAAGCCATCGTTTAATGAGTCTGTTTCCGTTTCCAGATAGAAGTTCTTCGGGACAGGACGCCCAGCGAGTGCTTTCCTGAGTCGTTTCTGTTGTAATGCTTCGCTCGTCTCCAGATCCAGATACAAGGACGAGCATTTCTTTGTCTTGTATCCCAGAAAATCCTCACCGTTTGCCACGGCAAGGCAGAGAGCAAGAGCAAGCCACGACTTACCGAGTTTAGGCTTTGCCGACAGGATGCAAGTTCCTTCGACAAGTATCGGCAGTTCATCTCCCACGCCGACATATACTTTCGGCTCTGGAATGTCTTTCAGCATGAGGGCTTCGGCAGTTTTAAGTTTCCGCATCTTCCTGGGCTTCTTTTCAGCCGGTTTGGGACCTGCGGGCTTCTCTTCTGCCACGGCCTTAACGTGCTGTCTCCATCCTGCGTCTATGGCTTCATCGTCTCTGTTAAATTCCTGCTCGTAGGCATCCGGCTCAAACTTCTTCCGGACATCCTGCCATTTATACCCCCGACAGCTATTGTGATGACACTTAAAGGCAATAGCGCCGTTGGAGTATTCAAATATTTTTGCGTCCCCGTCTTTATGGCTCGGATCAAAAGGACACTCATCCAGTTTGTATATCTTGGCTCGGTCGTTGGAATCTTCTTCGTAAGTCATTCCATGCTTTGCCATGAAATCCTTCACGTTGAATTCCTGCCGTGGAATCATGCTGACTGGTCGCCTGTCTCTGGGAGCTTCTCCCGGAAGTTCGGAAGCCAGAGCGAGCAGGACGGATTCATCCGTGGTTTTGATTTCTTCCGGTACTTCCAGAATTCTGCTCATCCTGTGGGGTCTTTCCGGTGTGGATGTTCCCTTCTGGGCAAGAGTGCCGTGGAGCTTGCAGATCCTGCTCGGATTGCTGTTTGTTGTGTCAATCTTTACCTTGTCCGAGTCAAACAGCATTGAAAGCACTTTCAGGCATTTAGCAATGAGCGCTCGTCCTGCTTCGTCATTTAAGACATCAATCCGATAGAGCAGGTGAAATCCGTTACCGCTTGCAGCGATTACCGGCTTTTCAAAACCAAGATTCTGCATGTATTGCAGAACCACTTTTGAAAGTGCCTTTGCGTCTTCCAGTTCTGTATCACTCGATGAGATGCCGGCAGTCCTTACCGGATCTAAATCCACAAACAGCCATCTGTAACTTACAATCTCTGTATCACTGGATGTCTGCGGAGACTTCAGGAAGCATTCACTCTGCGACCTTGCAAAACACTCATCCTTTACTTTTCCCAAAGTGATATAGACGTTTCTCCGTCTCATATCGATTGTGTCAAATGCTTTGAGCAGGGTTTCTGCGTCCCTGAAGTATCCGCTTAATATGTCCTTCTTTGCCGTTCCGATTGCTCTGACTTCAAACACATCGCCGGGGCTTTGTAATATTGCTATTGCTTTACGCACTTCCTGTGCGTTTATGAATTGTTCCCAGCGCATTAAAAATCCTTTCCCTGAACCAACAGCAGGCAATTAGCCCACTGTCGGTTCTGTGAAGCGTGTCAGTTGTCAGAACGGGATTTCATCCACCATGTCGTTGGGAATGTCTACAAAGCTGTTGACGGCTGCCTGATCAGTCTGCTGATTCGCTGTCGCAGGACCTGAACCGTTGAGATATTTCGGTCTGGGAATGCCGGCTGTCTCTACGGTGTCCCATGAGCAGAACCACCTCGGATTCCTCCGCATAGTGATTTTTCCGTCAAACTCGTTCTCGACCTCGCCGAACACGATTCCGATTTTCTTGCCCTTAAACTGCTGTCCCCAGGACTTCCCGCCCCATGTGATGTCTGTGCCATTGCTCTTCTTGAAACTGGTGCAGAATGTCTTGAAGTTTTTGTTCGTCTTGCTCGGATCGTTCCAGTCCTGCACCATGAGGTACATAGATCCGGCATAGGGCCATTTCTTGTCTTCTCTGTTGTCGCTCTGAAACTGATTAGAGAAATAGTTCTCCTGCGGATCAGGATTGCAGAAGTCGAACAGCACCACCACCATCGGCTTTCCATTACTGGTGCTTCTCTCTGTCACCTGCTTAATTACGGCATAGTGTCCGCCCAATTCCACCGGAGTAAATCCTCCAAATTCTTTTGCTTCATCAAATCCATTCGGTTTCTGCATAATCAGTTTTCCTCCTTGAAATCTCTTCTCGCCTGCATGAATCTCAGATATTCGTTTGCGAATTCTTCCGCGAAATGTTCCAGATCTTCATAAGCAGGTTTTGTGTTATAAATCTCCTGAAAGTATTTCAGTGCCAGACGCATCATTGATTCTTTCAATTCGTGCTACCTCCTCCATTAATATGTTTATGTTTGGGTTTTCCATGTAATGCCGGTGGAAGCTTTCAGGCGTGTGGTCAAAAGGTCCTTTTTTCCGTCCTGCTTCCTGTCTGAGCGGATTCTGTCCACGAAGCTTTTCGCCGTAGTACTCATCCAGAAACTCTTCGACCGTCAGCCCTCTCAGCTCCGCATCAAAAAACAGCTCATATCTTTTGTTCCTGATAAACAGTTGAATGTCGTTCGGGTCAATCCTTGGATGTGTTGTGAGATTGAAATCTCGGAAGTAATCATCCAATAATTGCCGGCAAACATCTCGGCTGCATAAATTTGGGTTATCCATGTTCCTGCTGATCAGCCTGTCCTCTCTCCAGTAGTGGGCACACAGTCGAGCAGTATGTGGTAAGCTGTACACTTTCCAGTGTCCTTCTTCTTTTCCCTTCCAGAATTCCAGTCTGTGCCAGCTTTCGTGAAATTCTTTATGGCATCCGGCGCACATGGTAACTACATCCCTCATGCGCTCGTTTCCGAGTCTCAGATAGTGCAGGTGGTGTGTCTGGTATGGCTTGTTATGCAGGTCCTTATGACACACCACACAGCGCCCATCATCAAACTCGAATCTTGCTTTTTTTACCTTCTGCCAGTGCGGATGTTTCTTTATGTATTCGTCATAATCGATAAGCGTTCCGTCTGGCAGATACGCAAGTCCCAATTAATCGCCTCCTTCCTCCGGTGTGAGTCCGTAATAGTCACGGATTGCTTTATCCACTGCCTTGAGGTCGTTCGGGATCTCGATGCTCTCAAACATATCCTCTGGCGTCTTTGCGGATGACTGTCCGTTTGCCTGAGTGAAAAACTTCTGGTCTGAGCAGTACAGGACAATATCGAAGCATCCTTCCAAGACCAGTTTTTCATCGAGCATTTTCCCGATTGTCTTTGCTTTTTCCATTCCGTCCGTGTCTGCCTCTGTGTGATGGAGGAAATAAACGATTTTGTCATCCTCCGGCAGGTTGTTGACGAAGTGGATCAGGTTCCGGAAGTTCGCAGCCATGTCGGTGAATTTGTCGTAGCCTTTTTCCTTTGCCCTGTCGAACAGCTCATTAACGAGCAGATACTGGCTGTCATCGATCACGACTGCCTTGCACTTTGCTAACCGGATGACCATCTGGAGCCAGGAATATTTAGCAGCGTTCAGCTGTGCATTGGTCTTTGCATTCTGAAATGTCTCAGGAATCCTGACGGTCTTGATTTGTGTTCTAAACGGAAGTCGTCCCTTTTCCACGCTGATAACTCCAACCTCATCCGGCAGGAAGTTTTTCAGGCTGTAGGTTTTACCGCTTCCGGAGCGTCCTTCAATAAGAACAGGAATCGCCATGTAATCACCTCCCTTTACCTGATCGACAGGCTCTCAGACTGTTCCAGGTGGCAG